TTCCGCCTGTCTGTTGAGTTCGATTGCCCGATCATAGGCATCCGATCCCATCTTGACGCCCCGGTTCGATAGGCTGGATTCCAAGCGTTCCTGACGTTCCTGCAGAGCGGGGTCAAGGCGTTTGCGGCCAAGATCAAACAATCTCGATTCGACGGCCTCATTACTCAGATTAACCGGTTGTCCGAGATAATCCCGAAGAAATGCCGATTGATCGGCCGCCGTGCCAGCAAGATTACGTTGCGCTACCTGTGATTGATCAAAGATAGCTTGCTGCGATGGAGAAAAAGTCTGTGTTGCCGTTTGCTTGGGTAAAGTATGCACCTGGCCCGTGTGCGGATCGGTATAATCATAGGTACCAGTCTGCGAATAAGTCAGATTGCCATAGGGTGTTATCTGATTGACATTACCCAATTGCTGATTGGCAATCGCTGTCCCAACATTCGTAGCGGTTTGTGCTGACGCTGTGGCCTTCGGATCAGGCGGCGCGGGTGCGGATGGTTTGCCCATATGTGGACCTCATAAATCTTCCCGCTCGCCAGTCATCGTCGGTGAGCGTGAAAACGATTTCACTTTCCTTCCGGCCTCTTAACCGGGGAATTTCATAGCTTTTGAAGCCATACGCTTTGAGTTGTCTATGGAGCCGTTTATTATGCTCCGAGACGCGCATTACGACCATCTGACAGCCGCAGCGGTTAAATGGATAATCGAACATTTCCTTAAGGACTGATCGCGTCAACCAATGTGGGCTTAACGCCGAACCGGATATTTCTATGACGCCGGATTCCGGGTTCCAGTTGTGATAAACAAGTCCGGCAATCAATTGGTCATTATCAACAATTCCAATCGTCTTACACGGTCCAAAACCTCTTTCCAATCCTGGTACAGTCTGTGCAACAAAATTCGCGACCAATTTATCCTGCCCGTAAAGCAGTTTCACACAACTACTCCTCCAGGCTCATAGAGTAAATCAAATGCGATCAGTTCTGCATCCGGCGCTGTTGCGCTGCCCGATGTAATCTGAATCTGTGGTGCAATGGCAAAGCCATTCTTTCCAATCGACACCCATTTAGTCGTCGTCGTTAATATCCCGCCCGCTCCCCATATTGCTGTGCCCCATAGGGATGTCGCTCCCCAAACATCGCCGACAACCGCTCCAGAAGCTGGCGGTGCCGCCGGGAGTTTGACCGTATAATCCGTTGAGACACTGATCTTTGCATTGAATGGCTGGCTTGCGCGAAATGTCGTTCTGGCCATTAAAGCATGTTTGTTGACTGCTGGCGCTTTCAGATGATCAAAATGTTGGATGTAGATAAATTCATAAGGACTACCGTTATCATCCCCGCCACTTTCGGCCTTTATGATTGTCCCGTCCAGAGTGCCAAAATAGGCCCAATCATCATGCAGCGCTAAACACTGTACATCATATCCTGGCCATTTTGCCCAAGCGCCGGTCTCTATATTAACGATAAAGCAATAACGGGAATCATCAGTTGTCGTGCCCGGTAAAGCCACAATAGCCATATTCGCTGTCGGCCATTTCAGGATTTCCCAAGGACCATTCGCGGTTCTTGAAGCAACCTCCTTTTTCCATTCCGGTTCGATCGGACGTGTAATGGCCGCAAGAGATAATGCCGCCGCATCCTTGTGAATGGTCTCGGAAATCGGAACAATGCCATCTTCCGTCATGACCAGAAGATCGCCGCCGGCTCTCATTGTCGCGTTTTTGCCTAAAGGCGGTGTGATGTCATAACGACCGACAAGCCGCCATGTTGCATCCCCAGGGTCCAATCCGTCATAAACGGCGACTTCGCCCTGATCGGAGATAAACACGCATTTGTCATCAACGCCGTCCCCGGCATCCAACGACCACGTTGCCCCCATAAGAAGGCTTCCACCTTTTTGAAAAATGCCTCTTAGCGAGACTTCCGTGGCCGCGCCGCCGATACTGTCGGCCGGCAGATACCAAGCCGACATGGAATTTTTTTCAACGAAATAGATACGAGACCGATACACCCAGACTTGGATCAATAAGGATGTCGTAACACCCGTAATCGCTGGAGAGGATGCTCCGGTGATAGCTGTCCATGTCGAATTGTCATAAAGCTGCGGGCTGTTATCGCCGTTTACTGCATAGAGAAAATCGCCGCCAGCCGTCTCGAACTGGATCGTTGAATAATAGCCGCTCGTCTGCCCGGTCACATCAGCCGCCGGGGCAACCTCAGGATCGGCAACCGCCGTGATGTTGAAAATCGATGACGTGTTTGACGCAAATATTTTGTTTGTTGACCCCGTTCGGTATGAAAATAGGCTTTCGACAGGATTCGTATCTATCGTAGCAAAAAGCGTAGAGCCTTTACGAATTCTGACTCCTGTCAGTGTTGGAATGCCATTCTCCAATCGAAAAGCAGCCTCCGGCCCGACGTTGGCCAAATTCTCATTGACAATCCAGCCTCTCCGAGCCGCTGGAAATGTCTTGACCTTGCTTTTTTGACGTTCCTTACGTGCAACCGGAACCCTGCGAAGTGCTGCCCTCATCCCGGAATGCTCTGCGGATAGGATGTTCTGACGCCCTTCGGCCGACGCCTTTCACCTATATGAATAATTCGTGACCCCTTATCGTCGCTGATTTCCTTTTCCTTGAATTCCTCATAATTGGCCAAATCTTCAGCATAAGGCAGGCCCTTATTGGCCTTCCATTGCCAGATCATACCCAGCTTCAGAAGACGCTCTGAAAGCCTGAAACTGTCGGTATCGAGAACAAATTCGATCTGATCCGAGCCTGATGCCGGGCTAACAATGAGGTTTGACTGATAATAGTGACTTGCCGTGACCCCTGTCGCCATGGCTGGTTTGATCGCCATTTCACCGCCAATGATAATCCACGCATTGACGACAAAATCATAAGACCGGACGTCCAGGTCCAACCACCGATCGGCCGACAGAATATGCGTGAATGGCGTCTCCAAGGACGATGACCAGAGTTGTGCCTTTTTCGGCATTCGATCATAATCCGTTGGTAGAGCGAACGTCACCGTCACGTCATCCCCGGTATATTCCTTGATCCTCATGAACAATTGCCAGTCATGAGCACGAGCAATGCGTTTCGCCATTTCATTGGCTAGCGCCTGTAATTCCACTTGCTCGCGATCAGTCCCGCCAAAAACCTGCGTAGGAACGTCAATCCCCATGACAGTTGCGGCTTGCTGGCAGACGCTCAGGATAGTCATGGACTACATCCGATCCCGGCGCAGATTGACGAACCGATATTTCGTGTTCATATCATCGCTGCTGACGATATCAACACTCTTGCCTTCCTGGACAAGCCAATCGTCATCCTTCATTTTGGGTAGTTTCTTGGGTGCCCATGGCGGCGCCGGGTCAACAGACGGCCGATAGGCCGATACGTAAATCGGATCTTGCAGTTTCTCAAATCTTGCCATTTTGGTCTCCTAAGCGGCTTTTTCGGTTTCCTTGGCGATAACCTCATCGGCCATCTTCACAAGCTTGTCATGACTGATATTCCCATGCGGGCGCTCTCCCGTTCTGTCTGTCAACCATGCCCGAATATCGTCAGTTTCCATCTCATGGAATGGACTGGCAGAAACGGTGTCTGCAGGCCGACTTGACAAGTCCGCCATCTGAGCCTTCATATCATCGATTTGCGCTTGTAGGGCCGCATTCTGTTCCACCAAACGCATTTCAACGGATTCGCCTTCCATCTTGTCCAGATGGGCCTGGGCCTGCTGTTTGAGCGTCAAGGCACCCATGCCAAGTCGTTTCTGGCCTGTCGTGTCCAAAGACGCCAAAGCCTCCAGCGTGTGGATGTTCAGAGCGCGCAATTCAGCAATCTTTGCTGAAGTCAAGGAAGCCATTTCAGTCAATGGCGTTCCATCGACAATTGGCGCCTGCTTGGCCTTGAAAGCCTCATAGTGTTTTGGCCATCTCTCCTTGTAGCTCAGGCCAACATAGTTTCCGGCATCATCCCTTATGCGCTTTGCCACTTCATTGGCTGGCGCAACATGGATGCGCTTGTTATCTCCCACAAACCGGATACGAACCATTTCTTTGGTCTTGAAGATCGGCCGTCCATGCTTCTTGGATTCGGCCTTGTCCTCCTCCGGTTCGCTTTCAAAGAATTCGATATGCAGATGTCGTGTGTCTTCCTCATACATGACTATTCTCCTGTCTGAGAGGGTGCGAAAGGGGCGGCCCGAAAGCCGCCCCTCATTATTTATGCCGCGACTGCATCATCCATGAACGGACGATCAATCTCAAAGTCAGCCACACCGCCGGCGACCGCAGAGGCCCCCTTGGCGCGCTTGACTCTGTCGCCAGCAACAACGGCATCGTCCACGGTTCCCGCCGTAGCGGTTGCGTAAACGTTGGCGTCGTCAACAAATCCGGCAGCGGCCAAACCAACGGCTTTACCGCTGATCTGATACCAGCCGAATTCACCGGCAACACAAGCCGACATAGCAATGGCAACTGGGCCGATAGCGTTTGCCGCTAATAGAGTCGTGGTCCAGTCGTCAGCGTTATATGTCACCCATTCGCCGACCGCCGTTGATGCGACGCCCTTTAAATAGATGAATTCGCCCATACCATAATCCGGGTCTTTCGCCCGGACAATCTGGCCAAGGGCCTGCTTTTGTGTAGTCGAGTTCTCGGCAATGCCTTGACCGACCAACACATTCTCAGAAACGAAAAATGCCATGATCTGTCTCCTTTAGGATGCCGGAGTCGAATCGTACATCTTGACCATGTGAATCGGATTGCTCATGCAAACCTCTCCATAAAAGCCAATATGTTGGACAACCGCGTCTTGGTTCACCGGCATTTGTTTGCCGCCAAACGAGACGAAGTTACGATCCGGATGATAGCGGAAGCCCATTCCATTGCTGTCAATGAAGTAGGTCGTATCAGACGGCATAGCCGAACCGATCCCACCTTCCAACACGACATCAACGGACTTGCCGCCGCCGTAATATTTAAGGGTCGTGAAACCCAGTTTGCCCAGCGTTCCAGTATCATTGATACGTTGGATTGATTCCGTAGCGGCCTGATAAGCCTCATAATGCTGCGATGAGCAAATGATGCAATCCGGACCTTTATTGCCACGGGAGCGGGCATTCATGACCTGGTTGAAGATCGACTTGACAGTTGTCGAATTCACCTGCGTGATGCCGGTAAAAGCCGAGTGCGCGTCATAAGTCGTTGTCCGCCAGATCGCATTGGCCGCTCTGTCAATCCCGCCATACACGCCGGTTGAAGGCGTCGTAGGAATGGCAAGTTGCAGGCCGCCGATCTGATTTGCAGCGGTTCCGTCTGAATGGAGATCCTCAACAAAACGGTCAACCAGTTCGGTTTCTGCCGCCTTGATATGCTCCGTCATGATGTTCCGAAGCTGGTTTGAACCGGAGTTCTTCAGAATATCTTCACCGGAGAGCGTCACCGACACGGCCGCCAGTTTTGGCGTATATTCCGCATCGTTGAACAGTTCGGCGGGTTGCGGGTTAAAGAAGTCATACCCGGAATAACGGGTATAAGTTTGCGATTCGTTATAAAGCAGCCTCTCTCGGATCGTTGGACCCGAGAATTCGCGAAACTGCCCTTTTTTCCTCCAGATATAGAGGATGGCGTTCGAGTTCGACACCAAGTCGGCGTAGCCTTTGGAGCGATCCTCAAGCGCCAGCGAGAAAGCTTCTCTAAGCTTCTCTACTGAGGTCAGTGCCATATTTGGCTCCTAGCTTGTTTAGCCGATGCCGAGAGTTTCAAAAGAACGATCTACGGCATCCTTGGCTGAGGAAGGCGGCTTTCTGTTAGCCGGGTTTGAGCCGGAACTTGGAGCGCCCGTTACGGATAATGACCCCTTTTTGGGTTGAGCATCGGGGGTCGGTTCTTCCACCGGAGGTGGCTCGGAAGCGACTGGAGCAGGGTTGAGCCGTTCTGCCAGTTCATAAGCTTCCGCTAAATTGTCTGTTCGTCCGCTTTCAATAAAGAATTTGATATCTTCCGATAATTCTTCGAAGCGGGGTTTATCTGCGGCGAATTCCGTTACCTGCCGTTCGATTTCGGCGGTTTTCTGATCCTGGACCGTTGTCGAAACGCCATTAATTTCCTGTTTCAGAGCGGCAATCTCATTGCGAAGGCTTCGAATAACGGAATCCTGCTGTCCGGCATTCTGCAATTGCGCTAGATGCTCCGGCGTAACATCGCCTTCAATGCCGCTTTCTTGCAAAACCTGGGCAGCGAATTGTTGCGGGGAGACGCCCGCATAGCTCATAACGTCCTGAATAGCTGCCATTGGGTTCTCGCCCGCCAGCATTCTCTCAAGACCCGTATAACGGTCTAGCGCGTCCCTGATGCTTGTTCCGTGTTGTTTGGCCATCTGGTTGTATTCACGCAATGGCTCAAACTCAGCTACCTCTTCACGATATTTATCAATGCCTGACTCTAATTCCTTGACGGCACGGTGTATTTCCGCCCTGACTGGTTCCGGTGCATCCTTCCATGCACTCTTGGCGTCGGCGCTAAAACGGTTCGGCGGCTCGGCAAAGGTTGTTTGCGTAGATTCGGCTGGCTCTTCCTTGGCCGTATCGTCAGCTTCTTTCGCCTTGAATGTGCCGTCCGGATTGCGCTCGCGCCCGTCTTCCGCAGGCTTTGTCTCGCTCTCAGGCTCAGGGATATCAGTTTCACCGATGTCCTTTTGAGGATCTGCGGCAGGCTCCTCTTTGATTGGTTCTGCCTCTGCCTTCCCTATCGTCTCAAAAGCACGATCGACAGCCGCTTTAGCCTCATCAACCTCAATTACCGGCTCATCAGACACGTCAACGGGTTCAGCTACGGCTTCCGCCGCCTGTTCTTCACTCATAATATCCTCTCTGAAAGGGTGCGTTAGTCGGTTATGCCAACTCTGGCGAGACTTTTGCCTACAGCCTCTTCAATGGCTTTCGTATCAGGCTTTTTGGCCGGATTTTTTGTTAATGGCGCATCATTGCCCAGTTCCTCAACGCCGGCCTGCTTATAAGTCGCACGAAGCGCCGATTTGCTGTCATATATTTGCCCATCCAGCATGGACTGAACAGGCTTCATATGATCGGTAATGATTGTCGGCGATGGCAGATGCGAACGGCTCGCCGGCGGGCGCACATACTCATGTGCCGAAATCAATCGTTTTTCAACGGGGTGCCAAATCCATTTTTGCTTCATTCGTAATATTTTCCTCCCGTCTCAATCTTTCTGATAGCTGATCCAGGGTTCGTTAAAGCGTCGTATTGGTTTGCAACGTCGCTGCATTATCGCGCTCGTTGCAAATCACGAGAACACTCTCCATCGTCGCCAAAAGCGGCCTGACGCCCGTCGCATCGTTATTGCAGCCAATAAGAAGCTGACTGAAATTCGTCCCGACTGTGCAATTGGTGTCCGTAGCTACTGTTGTTCCATCTCTTGCAATCTGCGTATTATTCAACTCAATCGCAACGCCTCTTTTGGTCTCTGTCAGGCCCACAATAGTAGAAGGCTCGAAATTTGCATACTGTTGCGCACCGCTGTCCGATCCATATATTTGCGAGCGCGTTTGACCAGACTGCACAAATTCATAAGCATGGATATCAAGTGCTTCATCGGAAAGCCTTAGAGCCACGCGCCAAACCGTACTGTCGTCAGAATTATGAATGTGACAATACCAAGTGAACTTGGTATCTACCCAGCCAGTCACTCGACTTAGATCAAAGCCGGTATGGAAAAACGAACCGTCAAAATGCATTCCATTGGCATTGAGCAATGGCGTACCTGAAAAATCAGCCGACATATCTCCAGTGATTGATCCGGTTTCAATAATGACTCCTGATGCCTTAATGGCGTAATTATCCTGCTTAAAATCGAAGGCCACACCATCAGCTCGACCTTCAAGCATAACTGCCGCAGAATTTTCCCATAAAGACAAATCGTCATTGACGAGCACAACTGGCGCGCCCCCATCATAGAGCGTGACAGGCTCCCCATATAATGGTGCCGTAACAGGCGTCATTGGAACGCCGCGCGTCTCGTCCGCTGTGTTTGCCACCGGCCTGCCGCCAGCATTAATGATAGAAACAGGTCTTGGCATTTTTTCCTCATATTTAACGTATGGGGCCTATGTTGAAAGTGCTTCAAGTTCAGCGTCTGATTTCGGCCCGAAGATCGTGAAATTGCGAATATGAATGGGATCCATTGCTACCGACCATTCATCAACATGAAATAGATGTACGGTATCGACAATGCGCGATGCTCCAGAAAGACCGATATCGGCATTGCCGAAAGCCGTGTTTCCATTGATCGACGCAGACACGCCAAAATTGCCGCCGCCTTCATCTCGGAAAATACAAAACGCCACCTTGTTAACGCCGGTTGATAATTCACTTGAAGGCCCAGTTTCATTTAGAACAGCGCTATCATAAATTTGTCCTCTACCAAGAGAGGCCGCCTCATTGACAATATAATATTCCGACGTGTTGGCGTTACTACCTTCCAATATCATCAGCATTGTGCCGAGCGGTGCAAAAGCACCAGCGTCGCATTCGCAGACGAATGTCAAACCGCCATCAATCGTCGTATCGAAGTCCGAAAGCAATACTCCGATAGCATCCGGACGGTTAGTCGATGTTGTAAAATCAACAAACATTCCGGAGCCGCTGATCTCAGTGATATCAAAACCACCGCCAAGAATATCGGAAACCGCGCGCTCGGCACCGCCGGCATAATAATTGCCATTCTGGAAATCCAAATATGCGATTGCGCCGGCCGGCAACCAAGGCGGTGATGACACCCATTCTGTCAAATCATCATTTACAAGAGCTACCGGAACGGCACCGGGCGTCACGGTGAGAGTTACCGGCTCGCCTCCTGGTGTATCCGCATCGACCGGTGTCATTGGCGCGCCGTTAGGATATGCATTGGTAATAGGACGGCCACCATTGCTAATTATAGAAATTGGCCTGGCCATTCTATTCTCACATGCTCATAAGTAAGGCCAAAATGGCCTCTTCATCATTCGTTTTCTTAAACTCGGGTGGCGATAAATAAATAAGCCGCTCATATTCCTTGATCAGTCGATCAATCTCGCTAAATCGATAGTCCAAACCTTCTAGATTGATATCTTTTCTAACATTTCGATTGACGATCTGCGCGATACGCTTTCGCTCTTTTGCCCGGACCGGGCGAACATCGCCTTCCAGTACCTTGCCGAATGCACCGGAAACGATTCTGTCAAGATCGTCATTCCATGCGCGCTGCGACCGTTCGAATATCTCCCGATTGCGGTCCGCGTCTCGCGCTGCCTGCCGGCTTATATATTCTTTTATTCGCCGCGGTGATCCGTCGTGTGTATCGGTAATGCCGTCTGGTTGAACTACACCCGCATCAGATATACCGGCAGCCGTCGCCGTACCTGTCGCAACGCCTGTCGCCGCTGCTATCGATGACCCGATAGCCGTCCCCGTGGCGGTTGCCGATGCCGCGGCCGTGGCTGATTCAATGCCACTGCCTGCATCTTCTCCGACAGCCGCGCCTGTCGCCGTTGACAGAGCCGCCGCAACAGCTTCAGCCGTCGATGCGCCAACAACGATTGAACTTGCTGTCGCTGCCGCAACGCCTGTCGCTGCAAATATCGATGCACCGACACCCGCCGCCGTCCCTGCCGCACTTCCTACCGCATCACCGGCCGCAATACCTTGACCAATAGCAGCAAGCGTCGCCGCTCCGGTTGCTACACCAGTAGAAGCCGCCGTTGACGCACCGACACCTGATGCGGTGCCGGCCGCACTTGCCGTCCCGACACTCTCACCTTGACCGACCGCCGCACCCGTCGCAGTTCCGGTCGCCGCGCCTGTCGATGCTGCTGTACTAGCACCCGTTGCCGCCGCTGTCCCTGTCGCCGAAGCCGCGCCAACGCTTTCCGATGTGCTTTCACCGGTCGCAACGGCTGTGCCTGTACCGGTTGCTGCGCCGACAGCTTCATTGATCCCGGTTCCGACCGCCGCTGCCGTACCAAGCGCCGAAGCCGCCGCCGTTGCTTCGGCTGTACTGGCACCAATCGCAGCACCCGTACCCGTGGCGGAAGCAACCGCATCCGCTGCATTGATACCAAGACCGATACCGGCAAGCGTTCCTGCGCCCGTTGCCGCACCGGTTGCTGCCGCCGTTGATGCACCGGTTGCCGTACCAGTACCGGTTCCAGAAGCCGCACCAACGCCCTCTTCAATCGCAAGGGCAAACCCTGTCGCCGCCGCCGTCCCCGTGGCCGATGCGGCACCTACCGCCTCATTGATCCCGGTTCCGACCGCAGTAGCCGTGCCTGTACCAGAAGCGGCACCGGTGGACGCCGCTGTGCTTTCGCCGGTTGCGGTTGCCGTTCCTGCAGCGGAGGCAAGACCGTCTGCGGCATTGATGCCCAGGCCAATGCCAGCAAGGGTGCCAGTACCGGTCGCCGCACCCGTGGCAGCGGCCGTGCTTTCACCAACGCCAGCGGCCGTTCCGGTTGCAGATGCAGCGCCGTCCGCCGCATTGATACCGGAGCCTATACCGGCAGCCGTACCCGTTGCTGAGGCAACGCCATCACCAGCAAATATCGCTACACCGGTAGCCGCTAAGGTGGCAGATCCCGTGGCCGCACCGGTAGCAGCGACAACAGAAGAGCCAATGGCCGCGCCGGTGGCTGTTCCGGTTGCAACGCCAGTGCCGCTTGTGAAACCAGAAACAGTCCCCGCAATCCACCTAAGCCAAGGCGGGCGGCCAGCATATATCCTTTTGCGGAATACTCCGCGCGACATTTTAGCCGCCTATTTCTTCAAAGATCAGCGTGCCGTGAAAATCCAAGGCATCGGTCGGCGTTGTGACCAATTCCACAACTAGCCGCGTTGACGGCGAGATTATGATCCGCTCTTCCG